CTCCACTCCGAAGAGTTTAAACGCGAAGTCTCCCGAACTCGCATAAACTTTTATTACATCTGTCTGGTTTAAACACATACCAATCACCACCGTTCTAGTAGTGTGGTTTGCCAAAGATTCCGTGTGAAATAAGAACTGCTTGTCGTCAGCCGCCGCACCGCCAACATGAACGCTAACCCTGAACGTGCCTTGATTGCTTCCAAAGTTGCAGACAACCAAAGAGCTAACGGTGGTTTGCGTAAGATCAGGTACGGTGTACAGATCTGTTGTTGTCGTAGCTGATGGGTTTACTTGACCCAATACCTTAATGACATCGGTCATGAGGCACCCATTAACAAAAACTGAAACCGACGCATGGCAAGTGAGCCATCTTTATCGCCTTGGGTTTTTGCTAATTGCACATCGTTCTCCACAGTCTGGAACGTAAACTCTAGCGTGCGGCGAAACACCGCTTCGTTTTCGTAGTTGTATTCCTGCTGTGGTACAGGCATTGGGGTATTGCGTCTGGAGGTCATCGTCTGCCGTCCTGTCTCATCTCAAATCTAAGCGTGCCCAATCGCCAGCCATAACCTAATCCCGAGCTTTCAACACGCACGACGGCATGTCTAGCGCGGTTTCTAACAAATGATTGCGTTGACGTTGGCGTGACTGTAGACGTTGACAACGTTGTTGCACTCTCAAGCGGGAAGTTTGATCCCTTGATCACGATGTCTGCCGTTGCATCGCTCGAATTACCGCTAAATGTAAAGTCGGGAATGATGCGGTTCATATACATAAAGTATTCACCCTCACCCAACTCAACATCACCTGACTCAATAAATGCCGTCATAGGCTGTCCGTCATCATCAAAGCCAACTTCATGCTGATACAGGTAGTTATTGCCACCGTTGATTGCTGTTGTGGCCAGCGGCTTATTACGTGTACCAGCACCAATCCAAGTGCCACGAGCCAGTGTGCCAACTGCCCACAGGTTCTCTTCATAATTATACGACACGTAATTGGTAATCTCAGTATCTCCAGTGCCTACCGGATAGAACCAGATAACCTCGTTGAAGTCGTTGTTCTCTGCCGCAAACACCTTAAACGCTTGGTCTTGGTTTAAGTTTGAAAACACATGGTCTTTAACCGTACATGGCAGTGGCTGTACCGCACCGTTGTAAACGTAGAAGTTGCCACGATCCATGAAGTACACCGCACCACGAGCATTGACTGCCGCGTTAGGTGAGATCATGGATATATCAGAACTCAAGCGAGTAAACTCAAAAATAAACGGCGAGCCAACAAAGCGCATCGAGTGCAAGCTGACATCCGTCCAAATCAGAATCTCTTGTCTAGCCTGAACCGCACCAATAATCTGAGAGCCTGAGTTAATTCTCACACCACCTGCCGTATTGGTCGCAGTAGGTGTCCAGTCTGCCGCATTCTGCTGATCCGAGAATCGAACAAACAATGGGTCAATAGTTGCCGATCCGATTGGGTTGGTGCCAAACGCAATAACGTGCTGATCAATGTCAGACACCATAACCTGTAGTGCAATTGTTGGCGTATTCGACGCACCCGAAAGACTGCCAATCTCTATTGCGCGAGTGCCTGTACCGCTTGACTCATCCCAGTAATAGATGCCGCCACCACGAGCATTGAATATAAGGTCTTCGCCAAAATTGTCCTGACTATACAAGCGAAGCTGACCTGCGGCTGACACAGAGCTTGCACTGCCCCATGTTGATGCGCCCCATGCACCAGCGCCCCATCCTGTACCGCTAACAAACGTGTTTAGACCAGTGTTAATCTGATACGTGCCAACCACTGATGAGCCACCGTTGCCAGTATCGCTGGCATTTGCTGTGACTTCCGCGTCATCGGCGTCTTTTGCAATGATCGTGTAACTGTTGGTGTCTGGCACTGTAGCAATCTGATACTCCTTGTTGAGTACCGTTGCTGTGATGTTGCCACCCAAAGTGACCGCACCAGAAAAGGTCACAAAGTCATTGACCACCGCGCCGTGCGCTGTATCTGAGACTGTGATTGTTGACGATCCGTTAGTCGCAGAGAATGTTACGTCGCCTGCCGCAGTTGTTGCGCGGATAGGAGTAATGTCGTTAAACGAACTGCCTTCTGCCACATAGAACTTAAGGTTAGTACCCAACCCTATGTATTTGATCGACTCTAACGATGACCAATCGTGTAATGATCGGCAAATCCCTAAAAAAGAATCCGTACTATATTTCTGCCAGCCGCCTATTTTTTCTGGACGACCCTTCCTGAACCTGATCTTGTCAGAGTCGAACCAGCCTGCATCAGCAGTGTACTCCGTCCCTTCCTTATCAACTCCGGGATTGAACTGAATCTTGGCTAGTGGCATTAGTCATACCTCAACGAAGCTGGCTACCAGCCAGACCTAGGTTATATCTACCAAATCCTCCAATACCGCCATAACCCCCAGCGAATCTTCCGCCACCAAACGTCGAACTATTTTGGGAAGGAGGAAACTGCATAAGCGGACCATTCTCTCCGGGCGGCAACGACATAGACGGAGGTGGTGGGCTGTAAGACCTCGGAACATAAGGCTGGTAATGTGGCTGTGCAAAGCTAAGCATGTTGGTTGGAACGCCATAGCCAGAAAACCGACCTTCGTATGGCTTCATACGCCCATACGGAGAGCCAAAATATGGCATCTGAAATTGCGTATTTCTGCTCGGTATACTAGGAGTCCGACGTGGTTGCTCTACCACAGGCAACGGATAGTATTTATCTCCCCCCGGATTAAAAGGCGGAGATCTGTATCGTCCTGTTCTTTCATCAAAGTTTGGGTTACCGCCAGCATAAACTCTGTCGTCACGACCCCCCTTGCCGGCAATGCCGCTTGACATTCCACGACCACCACCCCTGCCGCCTTTACTGCCCATGCCCATACGAATTCCGCTACTAGGATCTACTACAGGCTGTGTAGGAGATGGAGGTCTATAACCGCCAGTAAACTCCATTGCCCTTCTATACTGCCTAGTGCGCTCGTCAAAGTTTGAGTTTCCGCCAGAAAACATTGTTCCTGTTCCCAGCTTAGGGGATGGCATTCCAGTGCTTGCCGGCAAAGCAGGAACGTCCTCTGTTTTTACCGTCCTTCTTTCGCCGGTTTGTTGGTCATAAATAAACATACTATCACCAACAACAGCGTCCGAAGTGTAGTTCATTCCCAAGGCGGGATTGGGCGTTGCCGAAAATCCTTCTGGCATGCCGCCTATTGGCGCTTGTTCAAGCCCTTGATTGCGGCGAAAATTATTTAAAGCAATTTGTGATAAAAGAGGACTATCAGAATTCGTCGGCTGTAAATTGATAAACGCTGGCCGGTTTGCCTGCACCCGATTATCAAATTGCCGCCCTTCCATAACAGGCCTTTGTTGCGATAAAGCTTGTTTAACCTCTGGGGGAAGTTGAGCAATTTGTTGCTGGCGTTGAGCAATTTGTTGCTGGCGTTGAACAGCAAATGGGCTACTGAATTGTGGCGCCTGCATGGCAGGACCAGAACCAAACCCTAACTGCTGTTGTGGCGCCTGCATGGCAAAGCCAGAACCAAACCCCAACTGTTGTTGTGGCGCTTGCATAGCAGGACCAGAACCAAACCCCAACTGTTGTTGTGGCGCTTGCATGGCAAAGCCGCCTGCACCACTTGGCGTGAGTTGATCTGTAAACTCCTGATTATTGCCACTAGACCCCACAAAAGTTTGTTCTTGTTGGCCAGAAAAACCTCCTGAGCCGTCGCCAAACCCCCCCGGAGGAGGCGGCATTCCTCCGCCAAAGCCGCCCATATCAAAACCAGTCTGTTGCATTTGTTGGGCTGAACCCTGACCGCCGCCTTTACTCATTGTAATCACCTGTACGAATCATGTCGGTTACATCCAAGGCGCGTGTACCTACTTGGCTGGCCCATCGACTATCAAGAAACTCCATTGCCGCCGTTTCGTAATCATGTGCGTTCATGGCCGCAATAGCCTTAGAAAACTTACGAAGCGAGGTAATGCCAATGTTGAAGCACAGGTTGATCATTGCGTCCTGCCTAACCTCGTCTAGCTCTTTGAACCAGTCAAAGTTAAAGTCCAGTTCATCACGACATCTTTTTATGTCATTGCTCAATAGATAATCTATCTCGTCCTCAGACAGGCCGATACCGCCATTGCTGTCTAAATTTCTACCCACACCCACAGTAATTTTGTTTTCACTGCACAGGTAGGCATGAGTCCTGACGCCTTCGTGTATTTTTAACTGCTCAATCAACCTGCTCATTTAGAACCCGACTTGCTTGCGCCAAAGTAAAAGCTCACCACAGAAGACACGATGCCACCGAGGTAGCCAAGAACAAGATTCACAACATTCAGATCGTTATCATCGGCAGGCTGTAATGTTACGAGTAGCACGTATCCGCCGAAAAGCAAGATAGACATAATCGCAATCGCTCTTGCCGTCCAGTCTTCTGAAAAAGCTTGTCTCGCATGTTGCGTATCCTTTGTTTCTAGCGCGAATACATCAACTTCAAGCTCTTTCATCCTGACTTCAAAGTCAAGCTCCGCCTTCTTGATCTCAGCCAGCTGTTCTGGAGTAGCCTGCTGGAGCGCTTTCTCAATCTTCTGAGGCGTAGGATCACAACCCAGCACATCAGCCAACATAGTGGCCGCCGCGCCTCCCACAGGGCCGCCTAGAGCCGCTCCGAGGGTGGGAGCTAGATCGCCTATCAACCCCTTGATTGCATCAAACTTCATCGCAGATACTCCGCAATGGCAATCGTTGCCACAATGAATGGATACATAGACATAACCATCGCCTCTAGCCGGTCAAACCGCTTTGAGCCAACGTCTAGCTGTTTGTTGATCAGCTCGTAGCGCACAGAGCATTCACCCTCGTGCTTTTCTAACCTAGCCAAAAGCTCTTCTGATTTAGTCATATTGAATAACTCGCAATAAAAATTACTACGCCAACAAGGATAGCAACCATAATTAAAATCAAGATGCCCGAGGGTCAATCACATGTCTACCGAACAGCTACAGTTTTTTTTAGCAAGATCTAATTGCGCGTTAAGCCTGCCAATTTCAACTTCCATCCGATTCAACTGCTTTCGCAGTTCATCTATTTCTCCACCTCGCTCTTCCAGCGTCATTATCTTAGCGTTCTGGATAAGGTCATCAGGGAGCGCACCACGCATACCCAAAGGCCATTCGCGAACAAACGCTGAGTTTTCAGAAATTACAAGATCCTGAATATCTTGAGCGTGCTCAAGAGAAAGAAGGCGCGTGTCAAGTGTGACATACGCCGTTGTAGCCATAACAAGGCCAGCACCAAGCGCCACTAAATTTCTTAAAGGAATGGCAACTCGTGTGTTGTCATCTATTTCTGCCATAAACCCACCCAAAAAAAGGATGGATTACAGCCATCCTATGAAAATTAGTTTACTGTCTCAGCCTCTTCTTCTTGCTCTTCAGAAGCCTCTAATGACATAGCAAGAGCATTCACAAAAGCCTGATGCCCAAATGCAAGCTGATCAAAGTTAAACTTTGCATTGTCCATTTTTCGGCTGAGATCATTGATGTGGTTAACAAAGGTCTTCTGTTGATCGTTAAGATCTTCGATGAAATGCTCTTTGTCGTTCACGGTGATTGGGGTCTTTTCATTTTTTCCCATGTCACTTTCTCCTTGTGGTGGTTAGTGTTTGGCCTTCCCTATGTTAATGGCAAGGATGTCGATGAACTTATACAGCTTAGCCATCCATGCGTCATCTTGAGGTGTTGGCGTTACTGCCGCGATAATCGAGCAGACTGTGACGACCATAGGCGCAATCGCCGCTAGGTCAGATAAAACCTGTAGGACTACCACGGTACACCGTCCTCAGTTGTTGGGTTCTTTTGCTCTGCGATGTTAGCCGCTAGCGAAGCCTCAACAGCGTCCTTGTCAACACCGCCTTCTTCGCTCCAGCACCAGCCCAACACCTGCTCTTCGGTTAGATCGGCATAAGGTGTGAAGTCTGGGCTAGATGCGTCGTAAGTAAACGAAGCAGTGCTGTATGCAGAAGCAGAATAATCCCCGTCTACTTCAGTGACACGCCAGTGGGCAACGATAACGCCCCCGTCCGCCGTGTTGTGTTCCATTGTAGATATAGTCCATGTAGCCATTAGTTAGCTCCTTAAATAGCCGAAATAATAAATGCGAGTAGCTCAGAGTAACGCACACCCATGCGTGAACGCTCTTCACCAGTTTCTTCGTCAGTCCATGTCGAGTTGATAAACATACCGTAACGTCCAGCGTCCAAGCCCTCAGCAGTAAACGCATCTTGTAGGTCTTGAGCAATGATTCCGAAGTGA